ACCATTCTTCAGTTGTTGGTTGAGAATTCTAATCTTAAACGAGAGATAGAAGAACTTAAACATGAAATTAAAGAAATGAAGTGGTGTCTTGAGGAGAAAGATTGATGACATTACCAAACGAAAGACGCATGGCTGTATTGAGGACAGAAGAATTCTTGAAAGATCTTTTGATCCCTGAAATTACACCACGTGTACCAAAGGAAATTCGTCAGCGTGCATCTGCGTGTTTGCGTCACTTTCCTGGAGAATACCATATGGAAAAAGCAAAACAGATTGCACCAACAATTTTTGGTGAGTGGGACTCAGAATACACTGAACATTCACAATATTACTACGATACGGAGCGAAACAAATGAGCAAAGTGTTTACAGATGTGCATGTTTTTATGAAAGCATGTGACCACACAACACCATCACAACCAACTGAACCTAGTGTTCTGTCAGAATTGTATAAATCTCTGATTGAAGAGGAATATGCAGAGTTCCAAGAGGCAGTTTCCAACAATGATGACGCTGAACAGCTTGATGCATGCTTCGATATGATCTGGGTTATCGTCGCATATGCAAAAACACGTGGTTGGGACATTGATAGAGCGTGGGATGAGGGTGCAAAAAGCAATTTATACAAGATTGATCAGGTGACTGGACGTGTAATTCGACGTGAAGACGGAAAAATCTTGAAACCAAAGGACTGGGAACCCCCAAATTTTGCAAAATTCACAAAAATTCCAGAAAAACCAGCAGGAATTCGTTGACATTTATTGAAAAAACAGGTATAATAACATTATGATGAAACTTTACCTTGACATGGATGGTGTTATTTGCGATTTTGACAGCAAATTTGCAGAAATTTCACCAGAATTACCTGATAATCAGCGTTTTAGACATGCTGTCATGGATCATAAGATCTTTACATTGCTAAAACCCATGCCTGATGCCAAAGAATTGCTTGATTATGTCGCATGTTTGCGTCATATTGACATTCAAATTCTAACTTCTGTTGGAACTTTTGATGAAGAGCGTGGATATCAAGCAAAAATTCAAAAAAGAGCATGGTTAGATCGAAATAATATTTTCTATCAAGCAAATTTTGTTCGATGCAAACCAGAAAAGGCAAATTTCGCCAATGACATGTCCATTTTAATCGATGATTCTCCAGGATGCATCAAACCATTTGTTGCTAAAGGTGGACATGGCATTTTGCACACTGATACAAAAAGCACTATTGAAAAAATTGAGAATATTTTTAAAGAAATTGCTAAACTAAAGGCATATAGATCATGATTGATATTTTTCGACCTACATTTGAATGGATTCGTAATGACTGGCATAGTAATAAGTTTCGTTTTATTGTTGAGTTGTTTGCTTGGGCTATCAGTATTGGTTGCTCGATCACAATGGCACTTACTGTTCCCAATCCACCTCTTTTGGTACTTTATCCTATTTGGATTACTGGTTGTGCTATGTATGCTTGGGCTGCTTATACTCGGAAATCTTTTGGCATGCTGGCTAACTACATGCTCTTGGTGACAATTGACACTGTTGGTTTAATTCGAATGGTTATCTAAATGTGGCGTCTTTGGGCTAAAGCATTAGGAGAAAAAGCAAGTGAAGATAATGGTGAAGCAGACAAAGTTGCGCTGGTCAGAACTATTATTGTATTATCTTATTTTATTACTAATATTTTTATTATCGCTGGTGTTATAAGAAATTGGTAAACTGATGAATATTTTTTATTTACACACAGACACAAAAGAATGTGCAAAACAACATCTTGACAAACACGTTGTTAAGATGATTTTAGAATATGCACAACTTCTTTCTACTGCTCATCGTCTTCTCGATGGCACAGAGTATGAAGGTCGCACTGTCAATGGTACTCGCAAAGCCATGCGCTGGTTGCTTAACGACGAGCGTGAAACAGGATTGTATATGGCATCGCATATGAAACACCCATCTGGTATTTGGTGTCGAGAAACTTCAGAAAATTATACTTGGTTGTATTCTTTATGGCGTGATCTGATGCGTGAATATACATTTCGATATGGTAGACATCATGTTGCTGAAAAATTGATTCCATATCTTGATAATATGCCGAATAATATTAAAAGTGGTAAAATTACTGTAATGCCACAATGTATGCCAGACCAATACAAAGTTCCTGGAAACTCTATTCAAGCATATCATAATTATTACATTGGCGATAAACAGAGATTCGCTGTTTGGACCAATCGACCGATCCCAGAATGGTATGTGACTGCATATCGTGAACAGAATCATAAGGCAATTGCCATAAAAGAGTCAGATAAAGTTCGATTCAAGATGATTCCTGCATAAATACAAATTATAAGGAGAACATATGCCGACATACTCGTTTCGAGATAAAGACACAGGTGTTACCCATGATAAATTTCTTAGTTTTTCTGGGAGAGATGAATATCTAAAACAAAATCCAAACTTAGAACAAGTTCATACATCTGCGCCAGCATTTACTGGCGATCATATCAGTGCTGTTAAAAAGCATGACACAGGATTTAAGGAGGTGCTGCAACGAATCCACGAAAAAACTCCAGGAAGCCAATTAAATAAAACATCTAGTCAATTATAACTAAAGGAAGACTAATGGCTCGCAAACCAGCAGCAACTAAACCTACAGAACATGAAGAATCTAATGATACAAGAGAAGTCGCCAGAAATAAACAAATTAATAATTCTCTAAAAATTAGAATTGATGATCTTAAAACATTTGAGCCACTAACAGACAATCAGAGAAAGTTTTACGAAGCATATAAACGCCAAGATTATTTTGTTGCATTACATGGAGTAGCTGGAACAGGTAAAACTTTTATTGCTCTTTATAAAGCACTAGAAGAGGTGCTTGATAAATCAAATCCATTTAATAAAATTATTATAGTTCGAAGCGCAGTTCCTTCTCGTGAAGTTGGTCATCTTCCAGGTGACTTAGATGAGAAGACTGAAATCTATCGTCAACCATATCAACAAATATGCCATACACTATTTGGCAGACCAGACGCATATCAAAGACTCGAAGAACAACATCATATTGAGTTTATCTCTACGTCGTTTATTCGTGGTATGTCTTTTGATGATGCTATTATTATTGTAGACGAAATGCAAAATTTGACGTATGAAGAGATTGACACAGTAATGACTCGAGTTGGTTATCGCTCAAAGATTATTTGGTGTGGTGACTATCGTCAGACTGATCTAAATAAAAGAAAGAACGACATGTCAGGTATTCTCAAATTTTTTGAGATCGCCCAGCATATGAAAGCATTTACGAGAATTGAATTCACACCTGATGATATTGTTCGTTCGTCGCTGGTTAAGGACTATATCCTAGCCAAACTTAGATACGAAGATTTAGTGGAGACAAAATGATTACAGGCGCACAATTTAAACACCTATTTCCAAGAGCACAAGATCCTGATTCATGGGCAGAATCTATGAATACAGTATTCCCAACTTATGAAATTAATACACCACATCGTGTAGCTGCATTCTTAGCGCAGTGTGGGCATGAATCTGGTGGCTGGACAGTTTTTGAAGAAAACCTTAACTATTCTGCTCAGGGACTGTGTAGCATTTTTAAGAAATACTTTCCTACATTAGAGTCTGCTCAGCCATATGCACGAAAGCCAGAGATGATTGCTAACAGAGTTTATGCGAATCGTATGGGCAATGGCGATGAAGCATCTGGTGACGGATGGAAATTTCGTGGACGTGGACCAATCCAATTAACTGGATCTGCAAATTATAAAGCATTTGCTCAAGAGATGTTTGAAGATTGGGAGAATCTCTATAATAATCCTGATTGGGTTACAGCAGATCGTGATTTTGCATTAATGTCAGCAATTTGGTTCTGGAATAAAAACAAACTAAATCGTGAAGCTGATGCTGGCGATATTAAAACCATGACAAAAAAGATTAATGGTGGTTACATTGGTCTTGAAGATCGAATTAAACATTATGAAGAGGCAATTCATTTATTGGTCGGATGATGGAAACTACTTACAGAACTATATTTGTGAGTGATGTTCATCTAGGCACACGTGATTCCCAAGCAGAAAAACTTAATAACTTTCTAAAGCATAATACCTGCCAGACTTTGTATCTTGTTGGAGACATTATTGATGCATGGAAGATCCAACAAAATAAGTGGAGATGGAAGCAGAGTCACACGAATGTAGTTCGTAGAATTCTTGGTCATGCTAAACGTGGAACAAGAGTTGTATATGTTGCTGGGAATCATGATGAATTTTTAAGACCAATGATTCCATATGGGTTTTCTTTTGGATTGATAGAAATACAAAATCAAACAGAACACGTTGGGGCAGATGGAAAAAGATATCTGATTACACATGGCGATCTTTTTGATGGTATTACTCGCCTTGCTCCTTGGTTAGCATTTCTTGGTGATAAATTATATGATCTAGTCCTTGATTGGAATTCAAGATTTAATTGGATTCGTCATAAAATGGGATTTGGTTATTGGTCATTATCAAAATATTTAAAGCATAAAGTTAAAAAAGCATCTGACTTTATGTTTCAGTTTGAAAAAAATATTTCTGCATATTGTAAAAAGCGTGGATATGATGGTGTGATTTGTGGTCATATACATCATGCTGAAATTAAAGAAATTGATGGCATCGTTTATATGAACGATGGTGATTGGGTTGAATCTTGCACTGCACTCGTTGAGCATCATGATGGTCGCTGGGAAATAGTCACTTGGACCAAGGAGAAAGACGATGTGGTTGTTAGTAATCCTTTGCGTAAATCTGAACAATCCGAATGATATTCCAGGAAAGATTGTAGTTCCTTTTGATACAAAAGAAAAATGTGAAGCAGCAATAAATAATAGTTCCTTTTGGATTAAATTTGATTCTTTCACAATTAAAGGAGAATGTCATGAAAGTCAAAAAGTTGACAAGAAAGATTTACGAAGCATGCGTAAAGCATGATGGTAAAAAAGAAAAGAAGTTGTGGTTCAAAGCATTAAAGAAATCTTTAAAGCACAAGCACACTGAAGCGATTAAATGAAATTAGAAGACAAGATTACCATTGTCGTTCCATGCAAGAATGAAGAGAATTATATTTCTCATCTTTTAGACGCATTGAGAGAACAAAACATCGGCAACACTCGTATCATTATTGCCGATGCTTCTACTGATAACACAAGACAAGTTATCGAACAGACAAAAGGTAATCTTAATGTTGAGGTGATCGAAGGTGGTCCAGTTTCTATTGCAAAGAACAATGGAGCGAAACTTGTAACAACACCATACATTCTATTCATTGATAGTGATGTTAGATTCTTTTCCCCAAATACTATTAAAGATGCCGTCACGTCTTTAGAATATTATAATTTAGATCTAGTTGGTTTATATGCCAAGTGTTATGATAATAGTATTCCAGCAAAAATTGGATTCTCTATATTCAATATAATTAATAGTATTATGCAGCATTTTATACCATTCGCTGTTGGTGCGTTCTTTTTAACTCGCAGAGATAAATTTGAAGAATTGGGTGGATTCCCCGCAAAATATGAAACTAGTGAAGATTTCTTTCTGTCCAAAATGTATGATGTTAATAAATTTGCTTTGATTAAACATTATTTTGGACAAGACAGCAGAAGATTTCAAAAAATGGGTTACTTTGGTATGGCTTGGTATCTAATTAAAAACTTTTGGAATCGTAACAATCAAAAATATTGGGACTCGATAGATTATTCTAAATACTGGAAATGAAAAACTTTATACATCATGATATACCCAAACTTGAACGTATCACCAACTCTGATGGTTCGAGACTATACGCAACCCCATCTGGTAAGTCCTATCCATCCGTCACAACGATTACAGGACAACTTAAAAAGAAAGCCATCATGGAATGGCGAGCTAGAGTCGGCGCAGAAGAGGCTAATAGAGTCTCTTCCAGAGCATCAAGTAGAGGTACAAGAATCCACTCCTTGTGTGAAGAATATTTGCTTGGAAACGATGCTAACCCAGATATATTTGATGCGGAGATGTTCCACTCAATTCGTGGACAATTAGACTGTATAAATAATATACATGCTCTAGAAACCCCATTATTTTCAGATTTTTTAGAAGTTGCTGGTACAGTAGATTGTATAGCAGAATTCGAGGGTAAGTTATCGGTTATAGACTTCAAAACTTCTAGTCGTCCAAAGTCTAGGGATGATATTCATGATTATTTTATGCAGACCGCTGCATACGCTGTAGCATTCGAAGAATTGACTAAAATCCCTGTTTCGAGACTAGTTGTTATAATGGCTGTAGAGAACGATTCTCCATTAATTTTTAAAGAAAAACGAGATACATGGATAGATTCTTTTAGGGATTTGCGTCAGGATTACAAACGCCTAAATAATGTCTAGACATAAATAGTAAGTCTTATTAACATAAGAAGGATAACAAAATGCAAGCTGCTCTATTCGTAGATCAATTAGAACAAGGTAATGAAGCAATGTTTCGTGCTTCAGAACTACAAGTTAAAGCATATTTCGATTCAAAACCATCAAAAGATGAGTTAATCGACCATTTTAAAGGTCGTATGGTTAATGAAAGAATGAACCTAATCGAGATCTCTGCTCAAATCGCTGCAGCACCTGCTGATGCAGATGTACAGTACCTAAATCTTCTTTCCAAACAAGCGCAAGACGAAGCCAAACATTTCCGCATGGTAAAAAATGTTATTGAGCATATTTCTGGTGAAACACTAGACGTAGCTGCAGCTGTTGAAGAGCATTCTAAGAAATTAGATCAAAAGGGTGCTGCTCTTATCAAAAAATATGGCGCAGACAAAGACCCATTAATGTTAGCTGTTTATCAGTTAATCGCTGAAGGTCGTGCTGCTCGTAACTGGAAAATGATGTCTGAGTGCATCGAAGACCAGTTTATTGCTAAAACATACGCAAAGATTGCACGTGACGAAAAGTTCCACTCAAGTATTGGTCGTGCTGAACTTCTAAAACTATGTGACGATCCAGTTAATCAACAGAAGGTTATGGCTGTTGTTGACCAAATGCGTAAAGATCTATTCCTAATCACTTGTGCTAAATCTGGTATGAATGTAGAGAGCAAGAAGATTATGGAAGACGCTTATGGTCCACTATAATAAGGAATCAAAAATGACTACAGGTAAACAGTTTGTAAAAGAGTTGCAAGAAAGTTTTGATACTCTATACGGTGTAGCAGACAAGACTACACGTGAGTATTTTGCTACTAATCCAAGCAAAGAGCAAATGCTCGCTTACTTTAAGATTCGCCTATTCAATGAGCGTTGGAACATGGTCGAATTGAGCCAAGCAGTTGCTAATCTTCCAGTTGACACTCCAATGGAAGAAGCACAAATGATGGCAAAACAAGCATACGATGAAGCAAATCACTTCCGTATGGTTAAAGAAGTTCTTGATCACATCGCTGGTGAAGAAGTTTCTGTTGCTGAAATTAGCAAAACTCATGGTAAGAAAATGCCATCTCAGGGTGCTTACATCCTAGACAAATACAATGCACAAGGTGACGAACTAGCATTATCTCTATATCAGTTCTTAGCTGAAGGTCGTGCTGCAGTTGTTTGGCAAGCAATGGCTGAGTCAATTCAGGATCCATATGTTGCTTCTCGTTATGCAAAGATTGCACGTGACGAAAAATTCCATAGCAATATTGGTCGCCTAAAACTAGAAAAACTATGCGAATCTGTTGACAACCAAGAACGTGCTAAGAAATTAGTTCAGAACTTTATTTGGGATCTTTATGAGAACACTTGCTTGTCTATTGCTCAAGTTTCTGAAGAAGGACGTGTTGCAATGAAGCATGCATATGGTCAACCAACTCGTGAGTTGTCAGTGGCTCTTTAATATCATCATGTAGTTATGAGAATTTTGATATCACAGAGGGAGGTCATTGTGCCTCCCTCATTTTTTACCTTTGATGCTTTGGAGCGTAGTTGGTATACTTTGTTTAGTAAACACCAACTAATTCCTATTCCAAATATCTGCAAGATAGATGAATCTATCCAATATGATTGTTTAGTGCTAACTGGTGGTCCAGATAGTATTGAACGACACATAACTGAAGATTTACATTTCAAACACGCACTCAATCAAAATAAGCCAATTGTTGGTATATGTCATGGTGCGTTTGCAGTTAATGATCTAACAGGTGGAAAGAATGGAAAAGTTGCAGGACATTGGCAAACTGACCATGCAATCTATATGGAAGATAAAGAATTTCTTGTGAATAGTTATCATGAACAGTCTATTGCAAATATTGGTCCAGAAATGGTTGTCGTTGCAACTGATGAAGAGTATAATATAGAAGCATTTAAACATAAGTCTAAACCAATTTTTGGAATTGTGTGGCATCCAGAAAGAATGAATGAACCAGTTTTACCATTGGAGGTTAGACAAATACTGGAGATTTGATGGAATATATTATTTGGTGTTTGATTGGTACATTATATGGAACATTAATCGGTGTTCTTCCAATGGCAGGTGCAACAACAGGACTGTTGACAGTCTTTGCCCTCGCCCCATATTTTTTAGCAGATCCATATCTTGGTATTGTCTTTATGACAAGTGTTATTGCTTCATCAAGTACAGGTGATAGTTACACAAGTATTCTCACAGGTATTCCAGGTGGTGGTCAGACAGCTGCATCTATTATTGATGGTCACCCAATGGCTTTACGTGGAGAAGCAGGTAGAGCAATCGGTATTTCTCTGCTTGATAGTACAATTAATGGTGTTGTTTGGGGTTTGATTGCATTTGCTTTTTTACCATTTTATAGTAAGATAATTCTTTACTTTGGTGTTCCAGAATTTGCTGCATTATTCTTGTTGAGTTTTTGCTGCGTTGGTATGTTGACAAGTAAAAATTTCTTTTATGGATTCTTAAGTGTTATCGTTGGATTATACCTCGGACTAATTGGATTAGATCCAGGAACATCTTCTCCTAGATTTACATTTGGTTGGGATTATCTTGATTCGGGTATTCAGATCCTTCCAATGATTGCTGGATTATTTGCTATACCAGAATTGATCGAAGGGTGGAATCGTAGACATTATGCTGTAGTAAAAATTGAGAATTATTACCAGCAGGTGTTTCAAGGTTTTAGAGATTGCTTAGTATACTGGCGTGATGTTGTTCGTGGTGGATTCATAGGATTCTTCACTGGCATTCTTCCAGGTGCTGGTGGAACTATCGGTGATATGATGTCATATTCTGTCACTGTTGCTAAAAACCCTAAAGAACAATTTGGAAATGGTAACCCAAGAGGTCTAGCAGGATGTGAAGGTGCAAATAATGCACAGAAAGCATCTTCGCTTTTGCCAACAATATTGTTCGGTGTTCCAGCTGCACCTTTTGCTGCTGTGATGATGGCGATATGTGTTTATTTCGGTATGTATATGGGTAGTCCAGAATTAGCAACTGACACAAAGTTTATTTGGTCTATTGGTGCTAGTTTTATTGCTGCGACTATCATTACATTTATTCTGGGAATTTTTATCACTAAATATGTAGTGAAGATACTTGAGATTCCATATTGGATCTATGCAATAGGTATCCTCTGTATAGTTGTTTGGAGTTGCTTTCAATATACTGGAACTCTTAACGATTTATACATTTTAATTATGTGTAGTGTTGTCGGACTAGGTGCCAAATACTTACACTTAAGTAGACCTGCGATTTTGTTATCTTTCATTGTCGCAGAGAAATTTGAGAATTATGCCCAACAAGCATATACGTTGTATAGTATTGGTGATCTAATCCAACGACCACTAACAGTTGGGCTATTCTCATTGTGTTTGTTTATACTTTATTGGACAATACTAAGGAGAAAGCCAAATGTATAAGTACTTAATTGCAGCAGCAATCGCTGTTGTATCACTCACTGCTCGTGCAGAATATACTATGATTGTTCCAGATTCTCCTGGATCTGGTGGTGCAGTATGGGCATCAGTCATCGCTAAACATCTTAGCAAATACACAGACGAACCAATCGTGTTACAACACGTTCCAGGTGCACGCAATATTCCTGGAATGAACGAGTGGCATAAAAAGTTTCGTCATGATGATAAAACTATGGTAGTAAGTCTTGGCTCGCACGCAGTAAATTTCTTGCTAGAACCAGTTGATTATAATTTTAGTGACTACTCTGTTATTGGTATGATGAATCTTGATTTGGTTGTTGGTCATAATAAGAATCATGATCCAAAGTCTCAGAAGTCTAAGATGGCAGGTGGTAATGCTCTAAACGATGCGCTTGCTGTTGGTATTATGATTTGTGGTCCACAACCAAACACTGATGCTTATCTTGCTTGTTGGAAAGAGCGTATGACATGGGTTAATGGTGTTGCTGGAAATCAGATTCGACCAATGTATATGCGTGGCGAAATTAATATCACACGTGACCCACCAACTTCTTGGATTCGTTTCTATGAGAAAGATCCAAACACAGTTGTCTGGTTTACTCATGGTCTTAAAGATCTAAAAACTGGTAAACAGATAGAAAACCCAAATTATAAAGGTAAACTGTTTGAGGATGTTTATAAAAAGACTTGGGGTGTAGCACCATCTGGTGATTTGTTTGAATCATATCATATGGCACGAACATTTAATAATGTTCTTCAAAAAGTTATTTGGGTTAACAAAGGTAATCCAAACGCAGAGAAACTTCGTGTTGCCATGAGAAAGATGTTGGCAGATCCAGAGGCAGTAAAAGCCATTGAAGAGGATTCTGGAAAATATGAATGGATTGTTGGTGAACAAGCTGATAAGATTCGCCAAGATCTATTTAAAATGATCACAGAGAAGAGATTACAAACTCTTGTTCAGTGGTATCAGGGTGCTTATGGCACAAAAAGTGTATACAAGCCAGAACTTGTATCTAAATGATATTTTATAAAGGAACAATAATGTTTAAGAAAATTTTAATCGCAACAACTTTAGTTGCATCAACAAGTGTTTTTGCACAATCTTCTGTTACCATCACTAGTGGTAATCAGGCAGCAACCACTGGAGTAGATTCATCAATTATCAATGTCTCAGCTAAAACACGTTTGTTTGGACAGACTGATGCAGATGTTGGTATTTTGACAACACGTGCTGAAACTACAGATAAATTAACTAATCGTTATGAGTTAGGTTTAACCCAAAATATGCCAATTGATGGTACTGTTTTATCATTTAGTTTACGTGGTGCATTTGGGCAGAAAGCAGTTTCTACTAGCCAACCATTTAACTATCATTCAGTTGAGCCAGCAGTCACAGCAAAAGTTGGTGCTGTTACAGCAAAGTTAGGGTATCGTTGGAGAGATGCATTTAATAATGTTAATGCAGATAAGAGTGAAACAACTCGATTTGCTATCACATATGATCTAACAAAGAAAGACAAGATCGGTATGGGGTATGATATCCTGCGTGGTGATGGTGCTAACAAATCTACAACAGTAGCATATACAAGAAATTTTTAATAAATAGATTTATTGCTGTATGAAGCAATGAGAAAGGTGTTCTGGACGAGGGTTCGATTCCCTCCACCTCCACCAAAAGGAATTTTATGAGTAATTTATTGCTTGGATTATTAATTATAGGTTTACATGGTTATTGGGTTTACAAACTTGTAACATATGATTGGAGTCAGTATGATGAAGATCAAAAGCAATTAGATGAAGATTTCTTTTGATGGGGGTGACTAGGTTTCGACAGGGCAATTAGTAACAGAGTGGACAGCACGACACAGAGAGTCGTAAAAAGTAAACAACGTAAACGCAAACGACGCACAGTTCGCATTAGCAGCCTAAACGCTGCTTAGGGTTTCGGTAGGTTTCCTCGTAACAGAATAACCTACCACTAATTCGGAGATAAAAATGAAAGTTGCAGTGCTTTGCAATGGTCCAAGTAGATTTGCCTATACTGGTAGATTAGGGTATGATTATGTTATTGGTTGTAATATTCCTTGGACTGAAGTAGATGCAACTGTTGTTTTAGATGAAAATGTTATACATCGCTGGGCAAAAGAACCAGATCTAATTAGATGTAAAACATATTTCAGTAGAAAAGCATGGATGGAAACAGACGCTATTAAGAAACGTGATTTCTTCCATCCATATCTTATTGAAGTCATAGATATAATGCCTGAGTATGATTCGAGTGGACATAATGCAGCAAGATGTGCAATAAAACTTGGTGCTAAACAACTAGACATATATGGTTGCGATTCATGGTTTGAACAAACTCTTGTTAGTTATACTCATAAGTATTTTAACGATCTCAATCCAGACAACACTAAGAAACATGTTATGGGTTGGCGTAAAAGGTGGGAAGAGATAATAAAATCGAATCCTGATGTAATGTTTAATTTTATAAGGAATGTGTCATGAAAACTTTAATCGCAGCAACTATGTTAGTATTTGCATCAGCTTCATTTGCAGCTGAACCAGCAAAGAAAGATGCAAAAGCAGCTCCAGCAGCAGAACAGAATTGTGTTAAGAAAGACAAGAATGGTAAGTGCCCACCTGCACCAAAGAGTGAAAAGCCAACACCTAAAAAGAAAGCTGAAAAACCAGCTGAGAAAAAGTAATACCTAAATAATAGACACGAGGGTTGGAAGAACCCTTTAAAACTTCCATTTTACACACAACACACAAAGGAGAAGTAAATGTCAAATCTGACTCCGTTCGAGATTCGCCTTGAACTATTAAAAATGGCGAAAGATATGCTTACCGAAGATTACTACGGAAAGCGTGAAGTCATTAACAATGACTGGCAGATGAAAATTGAATCTGCTAAACTCAATGGTGGTGTGGTTCCTGATCATCCAGGATTCCCTCCATATCCAACAGAAGCCGAAATTATTGCTAAAGCACAGCAATTAAATGGCTTTGTTTCACAAATCCCAGCTACATTAGAAAAGACTAGCAAAAAGTCCGCTTGATAGGGTTAGCCTATGTGGGATTAACACACCCATATAGGCTTATCAACTAAAGGAGATTGTATGCGTCAACGAATTTATATCGTTACTTCGCTATTTCTAATTACATTACTAATTCTTGGTTATGCATTTCATCAAAAACCAAGAACTATTGAAGTACAATATACACAATTAACCTCATATGGTAAAAAAGAAGTTGATTGCTTAGCACAAAACATATATTATGAATCAGGATACGAACCAGTAGATGGTAAAGTTGCTGTTGCATTGGTGACAATGAATAGAGTTAATGATCCAAGATATCCAAAAGATATTTGCTCTGTAGTGAAACAGAGAATAAAATATACATGTCAGTTCTCATGGTATTGTGAACAAGGTAAATCTATTAGAAATCAAGATGTATATCAAGAAGCGCAGAAGATAGCACTATATGTATATGCAAATTATGAGACTTTAAAAGACTTAACAGGTGGTGCTTTGTTTTATCATGCAGATTATGTTAGACCAAAGTGGCACAATTTAGAAAAAACTGCAGTTATCGGAAGACATATTTTTTATAGAGAAAGAAATCCGTCATGATGAATAAATTAAATCTTCAATTAAAAGAAGACAGCTCACAACACTCGTTTTATCTTTTAATGGAAGAGATTTCTTTATCTTCTTGTAAACAAGTAGTTGAATGGATATTTGAATCAAATTTTACTGAAGAAAGACCAGACATGTTAAATCTTATCATCACATCTCCAGGTGGTGATTTGAATGCAGCGTTTGCAGTGATTGATACCATGCGTGGTTCTGCAATCCCAATTAGAACTATTGGTCTTGGGCAAATTGCTTCTGCTGGTTTAATGATTTTTATTGCTGGTGAAAAAGGACAACGCATTTTGACCCCAAACACATCAATCTTAAGTCATCAATATACTTGGGGTGCTTTTGGTAAAGAACATGAGTTGTTTGCCACTGTTAAAGAATTTGACTTAACTACTAAGAAAATGATTCAGCATTATAAAAAATGTACTGGATTATCTGAATCTAAAATTCGTGAAATTCTTTTACCACCACAAGATATGTGGTTGAGTCCAATAGAGGCTAAAAAGTTAGGAATTTGCGACAATGTTAAAGAATTATCTTAAGTATTCTGGATTGTGGTTGGGATTTGTATTAAATCCTCACTACTGGAATTTTAAACTAGAACATAAATCAGATGGATTGTTTGATGATTATGTTTTCTTTTTGAATGTATCTTTTGGTCCATTCTGGTTTAGAATTATTATCGATAACGGTAAATGGTAAGGAGATTTTATGAACGAAACTAGAGTTTTTATTATTGCTATTTTAATTGCATTTATTTCTATAATTTTTTCAATCACATATTATAATGTTACTCATTTGCAATCAATAGAAAAGAATGTTGAAACTGCTATTCAAAAAGGTATTGACCCAGTGGCAGTAAGATGTTCATATTCAAATGAAAAAGATAATGTGTGTGTTGCATATGCAGCATCTCATCAGAATCAAATTTCTTCTGGTAAAGGAAGTAAGTAAGCATTTACTTACTTAAGATAACCCTACTAGATGTGGGGTTATCCCCTTGTCTTTAATTCCAATTTAGGGCATAATATCTCTTATATCGTTGATTATGGAGATGTGAAAATGGCTTTACTTACTGTTGGAAACCCAAAATTGCTTAAAGGTCAAAAGAAGGGATATCTGTCTTCTGTCCTTCATCTAGCACCTGCTGACTTATCTGGTAAAAATACCTGTCCAAAAGCCACAGCTGGATGTAAAGCTGCATGTTTGAATACTGCTGGGCGTGGTGGTATCTTTAAGAAAGGTGAAACCACCAATGTGATCCAACAAGCACGTATTCGCAAAACCAAAATGTTCTTCGAGAATCGCAATCAATTCATGATTGAATTGGTCAAAGAGATTGAAGCCACAATTAAGAAAGCAGAGAAGCAAGGATTGATTCCAGTCTTTCGTCTGAATGGTACTTCTGATATTGCATGGGAGAAATATACACTACCAAATGGTAAGAATATTTTCCAACATTTCCCAGAAGTCCAGTTCTACGACTACACCAAAATTCTTGGTCGCAAAGTATCGCATATTCCAAACTATCATCTGACTTTCTCCAAAGCAGATGGAAACGATATGGATGCACGTCTTGCTGCATCAAATGGTATGAATGTTGCAGTTGTGTTTCACAATGTTCCTGAAACCTACATCGGTCGTACAGTGATCAATGGTGATGAAACCGATCTGCGTTTCTTGGATCCCAAAGGTGTCGTTGTTGGTCTCAAAGCCAAAGGTAAAGCCAAAAAAGACACTTCTGGTTTCGTAGTTTAATCCTTGTCTTGCAACTTCAATTAGTGTATAATACAATTATGATTATTCATACTACCACTAAAAAATCTAAGAAACGCAAACCAACAGCCAAGCAGCGAGAGTTGCAAGCTGACTGGGAAACACTGATTAAGAAGTATGCCCCAAAGAAGCCGATAGCGAAGACTAAGGATGATGGTTGGACATACTCGCTTGGGGTGACTGCTCGTCGGGAGACGCCTAAGATCCCAAGTCTTCCATTCACAGCTGGTCCATGCTTGAAAAAAGAGCAACCGACATATACTGGGACTGCCATGAAGGGTATTGGAACTATGCACAAGTCTAATGCAGTTCCTATTTTTTCTGATGAAGATGCTGTAAACATTGCAAATATGCGCAGATAAATAAATAATTGTTGTATGTCAACAACCATCTTTAATGAGGAACCTATGAAAATTAGACAAAGAGTAAAAAGATTTGATGAACTGAACGAAACTAAAGCACGTCTATCATCGTTCATTTCTACATTGGAAGCAAATAATGCTGCAATTCTTTCTTCTGAATCAGAAGATGAAGAAGTTGTTGCTGCAAAAGCTGAATTGGTTAAAATCCTAGAAGCAAAGAAAGCAAAACTTGAAGAAGTCAATAAAGAGATTAAGGATCATAATTATTTCTTTAGAAAAACTAAAACAGATTTAGATCGTTATAGAAATACTGTCGAGTATATTGGCGAAGACGAATAATATGAAACAATTTTGTGATGAATGTGCGAGACTGGAAGCTGAGATTGAAATGATGCGCTCTCGGCATTATGATGAGATTAAAATGCTAAAAAATGAACTCGCAGATGCAAGAAAATATGCATCTGCTGTCCAACGTGAAAATGAAGCATTGAGTTTAGATTTAGCATTTTACAATAAAGATTTTCCCTTGCCTTCCAATCAAAAGTGATGTATAATATGAATATGAATGAACTTTACAATAAACGTGATTCCTTGCAACTACAAAAGATGAAGTTGGATAAATTCTTTTCCATGTTCCTTGAGAAATATGAGCGAAAGATGGATCCAGAAAAACCAAACACACCCATTTGGAAATTATATAAATCCAAACTCAAAGAATACGACGCTATTCAACAAGAAATTAGAAACACTAATTACTGGATTTCTAAATCATAACTATGTTTAAAACTGCAAATGAATTTTCCATGCACATTGAATATATGGTGCGTGAGAAAAAGATAAATCACATGGATGCTGTTCTGGAATATTGTAAAGAAAATTACATCGAGCCAGAAGATGTAGCATCTCTCATTAATAAGTCTCTCAAAGATAAAATTGAGATGGACTTTAGGGAATTAAATTATCTTCCAAAACAAGCACAACTAGATTTATAATGGATGGGTTTAAAGCATATCGCTATTATTTGGCGATTAAATTGCATTTCACCACTGACAAATTTAATGTTTTTGAAAACAGAGGAAATGTCCGTGGCACAAGAGAAGCATTTAATGCTAGAAATGATAGATACATTTTTGAAAAGTTAGCAAACAAATTTGATAACGATAAAGATATAATTCAATATTTTGTTTCTATCTTTGCTTATGGAAATAGTACTGCCATATATGATGGTAAAGAAGCAGATGATGCATACGTAGAATGGCTTAGAAGAAAACAAAGTATAACTAAAATTTTTATTGATGACCTTGCAAGTCTAATAAATCATATAGAGATTAATAAATTAAAGTCTAGTGCAATATTTGAGTTTACTGATAATGAGTATCCTGTTGCACTTAAGATGTTTCTTGGTAAACAGATATCAATTGAAACAATTAGGATTATAGATGACATCTATCCAATAATTGAAAAATGGTCTAATAACGCATCAGTTAAATATATTTGGGAAGACGAGATTCGAAGAATTACAAAGTTGACTGGGTTTGTTAAATACGATAAAATTAAGATTAAGAAAATCTTTGATCATTTCATTGAAGAAACACTAAGATAATATGGGCAAGACTTATACTAAAAATTCACGTCGTTTTGATGACGAGGACACCAGTGGGCGAACTGGAAAACATGCTAAACACTCTAACAATCGTAAGGGTGGAGGTATGAAAACGCTAAATAGTTATGTTGAAGAAGATTATGATTTTGATGATTACGATCCATTTGATGATGAGGTTGAATTACAAGATGATATACAGATTGAACATACTAAAGATACTAACGATACTCCGTAAATACGAAAGGAAATACTATGGACATTCAAGCACTGCGTAAAATGCGTAACACTGACTTCGGTCAAATCACTCAAGCATTCGATAAGATTGCAAATCCCCAAACAGAAACAAAATCATATGCAGACGATCGCTTTTGGCGTCTTGAGGGCGACAAGGCAGGTAATGGTACTGCAACTATTCGTTTCCTACCACGTGTAGAAGGCGACGAACTCCCATGGGTTCGTATCTTCAGTCATGGGTTCCAAGGTCCAACTGGCAAGTGGTATATCGAAAATTCCCTAACCACTCTTGGTGAAAACGATCCTGTTGGTGAACTAAACACTCAACTTTGGAACAGTGGTTCTGAAGCAAATAAAGAAATTGCTCGCAAACAAAAGCGTAAACTTTCTTTCATTGCGAATATCCTAGTTGTTTCCGATCCTAAGCATCCAGAAAACGAAGGCAAAGTATTCTTGTTTAAATTTGGCAAGAAAATCTTTGATAAGATTATGGATAAAGCACGTCCAACCTTCGAGGATGAGAAACCAGTGAATGTTTTTGATTTGTGGGAAGGAGCCAACTTCAAACTGCGTATGCGTAAGAAAGATGGTTATGCCAACTACGATGAATCAGTTTTCACTGAGCCATGTGCTGTTTCTGATGATGAAGAAGGATTGTTAAAGATTGTAAATTCTCAGTACAAATTGGCTGAGTTTACAGATCGCAAAAACTTCAAATCTTACGATGAGTTAAAGCGTAAGTTGAATGAGGTTCTTTCTGGTGATTCTTTTGCTAGCAAATCTGCAGCAGAGATTGCTGAAGAAGATCGTCCAGTTGCTGCTGCTCCGAAGATTGCATCTAAACCAGCACCTTCTCCTAAGTCAATGGATGAAGATGATGACGATGTGATGTCTTATTTTGAGAAGATTGCTAAGGAAGATTAAACAAATCCCATGCAAGTGCGGTAGGGGAGACTTCGGTCTCCCCTTTTTTATTTTAGAAGTCGTTTAAAGCAATACTTCCATATCTTCCTCTTTGATATCGTTGCCAAGAGGATTCTTGATTTCTATAATTTGGTCTAATAACATTGGTCTGATGTTTAACATTGTTAACAGTTGGTGCCACCACATTAGTGCTTTTGCCACCACCAGCTTTGGCTTGCATAGCCAATTGACTGTTTTGCGCAGATCTGCTTTCTACTGTTGTCGCATTTCCCATTGCTGCACCCATAGCAGCAATTTTTTCTGTAGGTAATGCAGAGATTGCTTTAATTTTATCTGTATCAATACCAGAGAATGCTTTCAGACCTGTAGCAAGTTTCTCAACACCGATACCTGCCTTTTCAATATTTACACCATTGTTACCTAGTTTTGTGATTTGTTCTATTGGTCCACCACCTGGAGTGATAGCACCAAGCAGTCCACCAACCAAATTACCAACACCAGCAATTGCACCGCCTGTGCCGAATGCAGCCAAACCACCAGCAACTGCTAATAATCCCCCACCGACAGCCAGAAGATTTGATCCATCTATTTCAGATAGTCTTTCTATGCTAGTAGTCACTGCATCAATAATACCAGTGATACTATCACTTATTGTAGAAATAATTTCTACGATAACACCACCAATAGAAGTGATTATTTCTGGTAGTTTATCCAATGCTTTCATAACTACATCACCAATCACTTCTGCCATTTTCATTAGGACAGGAGCAAATGCTGCAATGGCAGGTGCAGCCATTTCTAATGCTTTACCTAATCCCATCATGGCAAGAGTAAACGCACCAAGCCCCACTAAAGATGCTGGGTTGGCTAAAGCAGCAACACCAGAAGAAAGTCCACGTAAAAATAATGCAAGACCTCTTCCTGCGCCACCACCGATAGATTGTAAAAGTTTTCCTAATCCTTTACCTAACGATCCAAGACCAGCACCAATACCACCCAATAATCCACCACTTTCTCCACCAGAAGCACTCGATGCTTTTTGATCTGGTGAACCACCACGTGTATTTTCTTCGATCTTATGGAGAAGATCTGTTTGATCTCCCATTAAACGAGCGTTTTCTATTTGTGCTTCTTGTTGTTCGCCAGCATTTTGTGCAGCTGTAGACGGAGTAACAGGTTGTAAATTTGTCATTGGTGCTTGAGCCATTGGACCACTAGCAACCAATCCTGCTCTTGCATCAAATTTAGAAAATTCAGAAGATGCTTGTGCACGTTTCTCTAAAAGTGCTTTTCCTGGACCAGTCTTACCTAATTGTTCTTCGTTTAGACCAGTGACTTTCTTTAGTCTTTCAAGTTCTGCCTCATTAGATTGTAAACTTTTAGCTGCGCTTTGAGCACCTTCATATTTTTGTTTTAATTCAGCACGAGAACCAGTTACACCTAGTGCTTTTTGCTGCTGAATAAAATCTTCTCTTGCCAATCTTTTATTGTTTATTCCACCAACATTCGTAGCAGAGAGAACAGATTTTCTTAAATTATCTAAAGAAAACTTACTTTTAAAAGAACCAAATCCTTCACTAAGTCTTTCACCAAGAGACTTAAAAGTTGTGACACCTTGTGCAAGTTTAGCAATATCAGCTGCATCTTCTGCTCTTGCTTTAGCATCCTCTTTCATCTGCTCTAGCATTTCTTTCTGCACATTTAGCGATTCTTTTTCGACCGCTGCTGATGAAGAAACCATCATTGGTGATGCAGATGATTCAATAACAGATCTAATTGAACGTAAATTTTCGTTAGCAACTTCCTGCAGTTCAATTAGTCTGCTGAAACTTTTTGGTGAAGCGGTTATAACTGTCATCTTTTATGCTCTTCTAGTAGATTCGATTCTTTTCTTTTCTTCTTCCAAATATTGAACCAACATGTAAATGTAGACTTCTCTTTCAAACGGTATCATATTCTCAAGTTCCGTTAATGAATATTTGTGGTACTGCATTAGTGCGAAGTTTAGTTTATAATGATTCTCTAAACTGTCATGACAAAGGTTAATTAAAAAAAACTTTGCATTCCCTCCAGTACCTTGTGGTGATGTTTACCACAAACTGGACAATTGTATTCTACTTCTGTTTTAATCCTTGGCATTGTTTCAAAGAATTTCTGCACCTTCATGAATTGTTCAGAAGTTAAATTGTTTAAGAATTGTACTAATTCTTCATGCTTCTGTTCATTACCATAGAAAATCTCTTCGCCTTGGAATACGTAATCAATAGATCCTGCAATAATATCAAAAACTTTATCTATATTGTCAGTTTCTAATGCTTCAAGTTTTTTCATAACATCAATAGTTGGATATTTCATTACAACACCAACATCTCCAAACAGATCAATTTTATTGGAGTGCTCAGGATTTTTATCAACTACAATTTTAGTTAAATCAATAGAAACTTTTGATCTGGCTTTTTCATTCATTTCACCATGATCGTCATCACATGGGAAAATTAAATCAATAGTCTCACCAACTGATTTGGCACGGATTTGAGTAAACATATACTCTAAATCAAATGTAGCTAGTTTTGCCGCATCAAGTTTATCTTGAACACAAGAAATAATAATATTCTTTAGTGTTTCAACCATAACTTTAACATCTTCAGACTGCTGGGCAATAAGAAGAGCTTTTTCTTCTTTTACCAAAAATGGTCTAAATTTTACTGTCAATCCACTCGAAGGCACAACCATTGTATAGGTTGGTGCGCTCATCATAGGTAATGCCATATTAATCTCCTTTAGTCATATTTTTAATTAACTTATTCAACTCACTAGTGCTACCGACAAAGATAGCATTATTGTTTGTTACTTCTTTCTTTGCACTTTCTTTTGGTGCATCAAGTTTTGCTTTTTGCTGATGTAAATCCATTAGTTGTTGATTTACATCCGCTAATTGTTTCATTAAATTACCAACAACTTCAAATGCTCTTGGGTGTTCAGATTGTTTTGCGACTTCAAGCGCACTATTTAATGCTTCTTGTCCTTGCACCAATAACATTCTTATATGAGACCTTGTTATTTCATAATCGTCTTCGATATTTTTATCTGATTTAATAACAATGTTGTTTTTATCTACAATCTCAGTTTTTACTGGCTCAACTTCAAACACTTTAGATAACGATTCATCGATATTCATATTTACTCACTTAAAATTTTAATAATCCTGGTATCTTTGTTACACCATAAGTTAATGCAGATCCTGTGATAAAATTACCAGCACGTTCACCTAAAGTTTTATTAAGTGTTTCTTGAAATCCAGAAAAGTCTTTTGTAAACTTTCCTAGAAGCCCACCTGGTATTTTTTGATCATCATTAAGAACAGATATTGTGCTGGCTGTCCAATATTTGTATTGCATAGAAACTTGTAATTTCATGACATCTTTATTAGATGCGTCTAACTGTATACTTGACATTGTTTTTGGATAGCATTCATGTAGAACTACTTCATATCTAGTTTTATCATTTAGATCTTGAACTTCAATAACCATATTTGTAGTATAATTATTGTAGTAATTAAATGTTCTAGTTCTTGGATTTTGTATTCCATTGATCCATTGATCAAACAATTTTTTAACTTTAAGATCTTGGTCTACATAAAATGACATGTTGATGTTATCAAATAATTTTTCGTATGGAACTTCTCTAAATTCACCATATGCTCTATTTTGTATAGTTGAGAAATTAACACCTGGAAGCTGAACAGAATCAGCAAATAATAAAATTTTTCTCAGAGAACTATAATCTGGGTTTGTAGGGGTTCCTTTTGCATCTACAGCAACAGGTGGGGTGAACAAAATAGCAAATCTGTTAGTTCTTGCTACTGCTCCTCTTTTTATTTCTGATACGAAATCTTTTATCATTTTGTTCTAATTATCCTTCTGGAATCTGCCCAGATTTCTTGTTTACTAGCACCCACAAATCTTTCTACTGGTAATAACATAGCAGTAGCCCAGTCGTTAGAATTTACCTTTCTAAACTGAGATCTAACATGTCCAGTTAAATACTGTTTTATACAAGGTTTTGCCGCATCAAATCTAGAAACACCATCAATCAAAGCCCATGAATATTTAATTCTAGTAGTTTCATTCATTTTTGCGTTGCTTTTATAAACTAATAATCTATCTAAAAGTTGGATTCTTAAACCATATGGAAGATAATGCATATTCAAACCAATGAACCCATCTTCGGTTTTTCTAAATGGAAACACTAATGGAAATCTATCGTAATAAGGTAACTCATTTTTTAGTTTAGGGTCATACAAAAACATGTATAAATGACCAGGCATTATTGTAGTTGTTAATTGCTCTGGGTTTCCCTGTAATACTTTTGGAGGAGTGATCTGCTGCCTAGTCATCAATGTGACTTGTTGATCAAACCAACTTTTTGATTTCCTAGCAGCTGTTGCTAGGTCATATTTGTTGCGTTCGAAGACGTCGAGTAAAGTTTTAGATTTAGGCATAAATATTATTTAGCTGCTATACCCAAGTCGTATTCAGTTATAATTTTAAACTCCCATCCTCTATCTTTAGCGTATTCTTTTGCAGCATCCCATTTAGCCTGATTTTTCATGAAAATAAGAGATTCTGTTAGGTATTTTTGTGTTCTTTTTCCAGGATAAATTGGTGGACTAACTTGTTTGCTTGGTTTAACCTCAATAAGATAGGTTTTACCTGTATTCAAAGTCATTTTAAAGTCTACAAAATAACGATGGATTCTATTATCTGTAGGGCATCTGTAAGGGATTATGATTTCTTCAGAGTTCCATTTTACGATAGAAGGGTTTTTATCGCACCAATTTGCGAACATAGTTTCCCATGAAGACCTCATAATTATATTTGTTGGGTCTCCTGTGTATTTTTCAGGAAATAATGGAGTAAACTTTCTTTTATGGAACATAAATAATCTTGGAAAATAATAACCACTAATTATTTAGGTTAAGGACACTAAATGAGTCAAGCAGAAATTCGAAAGTCTGAGCAGAGACAAGAACAGAGATCTAATCTCTATACTCCTCGAGGCACATCGACCACGTTTAAACAGACTGGTAAAGATAGCTACGAAATTAAAAGTCATAGTTATCCGATTGATTTAATGGATCCTACCGATATTTACGGTGGGAACTATGTTGTTTTCTATATTAATGTTGCTGTAGATTCAAAACTAGCAAAAACTGCTTCTGCCGATAAGTTTGTTAATGAAACTGTTCCTAGAGATCGTGGAGATTTAATTGCTCAAAATTTTTCTAAAGAAGGATTATTTGCTGCTAATGCTGGCTTAAATGCAGGTGGAGCAGTTCTTGGATCAGCATTAGGTGTAGGTGGTGCTTCTGGAAGTGCTGCATTATTGGCTACTGTTGGAGCTGGCGCAGTGGCAAGTTATGCTGCATCTGCATCAAGAGCACAGAAAAGATTAAAAACAGCTATTGCTCTCCATATGCCAAATCAATTACAAATTAGATATGGTATGCAATGGTCTGAAGATGACACTGGTGCCATAGCAATGGTTGGTGCAGCTGGGGATGAAATTATGAAGGCACTACAATCAAAAGATGGTGGTAAAAATCTAGCAGAACCAGCACAAGCAATTATATCAAATTTAGCATTATCCAAGGGTCCATTTGGTGCTGCTAATTCTGCAGCAACAGGTTTGGCAGCAAACCCAAAGAAAGAACAAATTTTTAAGGGGGTTGATTTTAGATCATTTCAGTTTGAATATCAATTCTTTCCAAGAAGTTCTGACGAGGCAAAAAATGTTCTGAATATTATTCAGGAATTTAAATATCATATGCATCCAGAATTTAAAGATTCAAATAATTTTGTTTACATTTATCCATCTGAGTTTGATATATTCTACTATCAGGGTGGAAAAGAAAACCTCAATATTCATCGCCACACTTCTTGTGTATTAACAGAGATGAGTGTTAACTATACACCAAACGGAACATTTACAACTTTTGAAAATGGTATGCCTACTCAAATAAATGTTCAGTTAAGTTTCCGTGAACTTGCACTTCTTACTAAAGATAAAGTTAAGGATGGTCTATAATGTATTTTAAAGATTTTCCAGAATTCATATATGACTTTAAATATGGGTCATCATCTGAAACTAAAACATCTATTGTTAAAGACATAACAAGAAATATTAGAATAAAAAAAGAAGTGTTAAGTAACATTGTTCTTTACGATGAATATGATATTATTGATGGTGAGACACCAGAAATTATTGCTGAAAAATTTTATGGTAATCCAGAATATCATTGGATAATTATGTTAGCTAATGAAAGATTTAATTACATAACTGATTTTCCTTTGGAAGAAGTTGCTCTTGATAAACATATCCAAGAAGTATATGGTGAAACCAGATATAATATTGCATTTTATGAGGACGCAAGAGGATACGTAGTAAATTCAGATTATCCTGGTGCAGTTGGTGTTACTAATGACACAGCAGAGAGAAGACTAAATGAACAAAAGAGAAGAATAAAAATTGTTCCAGTAGAAGTGATAAATGTTATTTTAAAAGACTTTAAAGAATTGTTATAATGCAATCAGGTAATACATTAAGATTTGCTGGCGATGTCAGCATTGATAGAGTTAAGATAATTACTCAAAAGGGGTTTTATCAGGACATTACTGCTCAGGTTTTATCTGTTCAGTTTTATGAGGATATATTTTCTCCATTTATTTCTGGAAGTTTAGTAGTCAAAGAGTCCCTAGATTTAATTAATCTGTTTCCATTTATTGGTGAAGAGTATGTAGATTTACAAATATCTACACCAACTCTTGAAAAGACTCCTATTAAAGGAAAATATTACATTTATAAGTTAACAGATAGACAATTGGTTGGTGATAGATCTATTGTGTATCAGTTACATTTTGTTTCTGTTGAAGCAGTGACTGATTTAAATAAAAAAACAAGTAGAGTATTTGGTGATAAAATCTCTAATCTTATTGAACCATTTATTAAAGATAAAACGATAGGATTGGAAAGTGAAAAGAAAGTTTTCGTTGAAGAAACGATGAACAACACCAAATATATTTCTAATTTTTGGTCACCTACAAAAAACATTATGTGGTTGGTTGATAACGCAATTAATAAAAATAAAACACCAAATTATGTTTTCTTTGAAAACAGAGATGGATTCTATTTTATTAGTTTAGAAAGTCTTTACTCAAATAAAGTGTATCAGCAATTTGTATATGATAAATTTGCGAGTGAATCTGGAAGTAATATTGATGTTCAAAAAGATTATCAGAGGATAACTACATATTCTGTTCCTGTTGCGTATGACTATATTGATAGGATTAGTAGTGGTATGCTTGCGTCTAAAATGATAAACTATGATATCACAAAGAAAACATATAGTAGCAAGAATTACAATATGTTTGATAGATTCCCACAACAGAAACATTTAAATCCATATCCAATAAACTCTGATAGTGCTATTTTTAGAGCAAACTCTTTTATTTTTCAAATTCCAAAATATTTTAGTAACTTTAATGGTTTTGGTGATGTTACTAATGCAAGATCTGCTCAAGAAAGAATGTCACTATTAAAAATAGCAGAAGCAAATAAAATACAAATAACTGTTCCTGGAAGAACAGATTATACTGTTGGTTTAAAAGTAAATGTAAATTTTACTAAAATAGAACCAGTATCTAAAAAGGATGATGATATAACAGATAAAATCTTTTCTGGAAATTATATTATTGCTGCTATTAATCACTCTGTTGATAGAGAAAAACATGAGTGTCATATAGAATTAATAAAAGATTCGTCACTAATGAATATGAATAAGGGTAAGTAATGAATTTTTACTATGGCGTTGTAGAAAATAGACAAGATCCGCTAAGACTGGGTCGTTGCCAAGTTAGAATCGTTGGGTTGCACACTCACGATAAATCTCAACTACCAACGGCAGAATTGCCTTGGGCAACTCCTGTACAACCAGTGACATCTGCTGCAATGAATGGTATTGGTCATTCACCAATTGGTCCAGTAGAAGGCACTTCTGTTATTATTATTTTTACAGACGAAGGTTATCAACAACCAATTATGATCGGCACTCTTGGTGGTATTCCAAGCGAGCCTGGAAATATTGATCAAGACGATGACGCACCTATTACTTCTAAAGTTAAGATTAAAAATCTACAACTTAGAACTATACCTGGACCAGTTAGTGGTAACAAATTAACATTTTATGATCCAGAAACTAATAGTCAAAATTTAACAGAACCTTTAAAAGCCAACATGAAAGTGTTTGGTTTTGGTCTTCCAGCAGGAACATTTATTGTTTCTGTTAATAGTGGAACACAGATAACAATTAATAATTCTGTAAGTGATTATAAAGAAAATATTATAACATTTGAGGATGTTCCAACTAATCTAGATGCAGTAAATCAAAGTAAGATTCAATCATACCTTGTAGATGGTAGTGGAAATCCAGTAACATCTGGAACAGGTGGTGCTATCACAACTGGAACTGCAACAACAAATCCTGTTAAGCAAACGCCAGCAAATACATCTATACCTACAATCCCTCCACCAAAATCTTCTTCTAATCCTAGCAAATCGTCAGAAGGTATCAAGGCACTTATTGCTGCTTGTGACAAAGTAGGATTAACAACTAAAGAACAAAAATGTGCATTACTAGGAATTGCTGGTGGAGAGTCTCGTTGGATTCCTCAATTAGAATCTTTTAATTATAGCCCTACTCGTTTAAAACAGATCTATTCATTCGCCACACCAGAAGATATTGAAAAATATTCTAATGCTTCTAGAAAGGGAATAACAAGAGAGGAATTTTTCTCTTGGGCATATGGACCAACAAAACGTGGTAAAGGATTTTTAGGAAACGAGAGTGATATTGATGGTGGAAAATATTTTGGACGTGGATTTATCCAGCTAACAGGCAAAGCAAACTATAAACGATATCAAAAGTTAGCTAATGACACAGGTTTATCTTTAGACATTGTTAATAATCCAGATTCATTAGATGCAGATATTAATGTTTCTGCTTTAGTTGCTGCATTGTATATTAAAGATAGAGTTAAGGGCATTTCACCAAATGCTCATCCAGGATATTTTCTTGCTGCTAAGAAAGCAGTTGGCGTAAACTCTCCAGATATCGCTGCATTAAAACAATCATATTATGAATATTTTTATGGACAACCTGGATCTGGCGGAGAAGAAAAAGATGCGGGAGCACCAGTGGCAGAGCCACCAGCAGATGGTGAAACTGGACCTGGACCATCGAAGAAAAGTATTAAAACTGGGTCAAACACAATAGGGTTTAGAGATCCAAATAACAAATATCCATTACAAGATTATATCGGTGAGCCAGACACTAATAGATTAAGTCGTGGTATTATTGATGGAACAATTGTTAAGAAAAAAGATAATATTAGAGTTAGACAAGTTCCAAAAGCATTAGACAATGGAGCATGGGATCAGCCAGAATCTGTCTATGGTGCAAAATATCCATATAATAAAGTCTTTGAAACAGAATCTGGACACGTGCAAGAGTTTGATGATACTCCAGGATATGAAAGAATCAATACATATCATCGTTCAGGAACATTTACCGAGATTGATCCAAATGGTGTCCAAGTAAATTATATCGTAGGAGATAGTTTTGTTCTAATAGAAAAGAATGGCTGCATTCACGTTGCTGGAGAATGCAACATAACAGTTGATGGAAATACAAACATCTATGCTAGAACAGATGCAAACATTCAAGTTGAACAGAATGCTACTGTTAAGGTTGGTAACAATTTAGATATTGGTGTAGCTACTGACTTCACACTTGCTGTAGGTGGAGATTTTAGAGTAAAGGTGGCTGGAGACTATCAGATCCAAGCAGCAAATATTAGCAATAAAGCTGACGACAAAGTTAACATAGAAGCTGGTGGCGAAGCTAATTATCTTTCTGGTGGATCTACTAGTATGGATTACTCAGAAGGACAATTTGGTAATGGAGCACAAGGAGCAGTTCCTGTTGGATTAACTCCTCCAGATTTAGGAACTCCACTTAATCCTGTTGTACCTTATGCTATACCGCCAGAAAGAGAATTTGAAGAAAAAACTGCAGCAGAAACACCTGAAGATTACGATACACCAGAAGGAAGAAAGTCTTCATCAGAACAGGCAAGAACTGAAGGAGTAGTTGGCGGCGGTGCTGTGGTTGCAGCAGAAGAAGCAGCACCTACTGGTGGTGGCGGAACTCAGAAAACAGTAGACTGTAAAATAATTTACACTACTAAAGAATTTGGCAATGATTACAGATTAACTAAAAACTTTACTCTTGGAATGTTAATAGATGGTGGTGTGAATGGTAAACATAGATTAGTTGATCAGTTGCTTTCTAATGGTAAGGAACAAAGAATATATACTGTCGGCGAGATAGTATGTAACATGGCTAATATGGCTGAAAATTTATTAGAGCCAGCATTAGAAATTCTTCCTGGTGGAATTGGTGGATACAAAAATCAATGGAGAATCAACTCTGGATATCGCCTAAAAGGTGCTATTGGTGCTGTAGAATCTCCAGTATCTCAACACCCTAAAGGACAAGCTGTAGATATTGGAATATTATTGCCAGATAGAATTGGTAAAACATATGAAATTATCCAACAAATGGAGCGTTCTTTACCATACGATCAGTTAATTTTAGAATATCGTTATCCAAGTTCAGTTTGGATCCATGCAGCGTACACACCTACTGGACCAAGAAAGATGGCATTTACAATGGTTAATGATAAAGTCTATAAGAGAAATGCACAAGGTATACCAACTGGATTTGTTTTGGTGACTGATATTCCACCGAAAGCAGCGTAATGGCTTGGAATCCTTCTGAAACAGATTTAGGTTCTGTGAATGAGAATGTTAATATTTCTCATTCATTCACCTATATTGACGATGACGATTCAACAGAATATCCAGTTACTGTCACACCAGCAGAGTCTAATCCTTCTACAATTATTATTTCTGGAAATACAATATCTGGATACTATACTGATTCTTTTAATAATATTATAACATACAGAACAGAAGATGGACAGTTTCCAGTTGTATCAAAATTTAATGAGATAGATCTAGATAAACTTTATCAGATGGTTTCTTATAAAGCATCTACAGTTTTATCTAAGACTTTTACATATACTGCTATCGCAAAAAATGGTGATACGGTTGTTGCAACTCAGACTTATACAAAAACTGTAACCAATGACTGGACTCAAGGGAAGAATTCATTACAAACTTTTGTGGGATATACGACATAATGCCAGCTATTAGTAGAATCGGAGATATGAGCACAGGGCATGGTTGTTTCCCACCGACTGCTCTAGTTGCCACACCTGTAACTAAAACTTTTTTCAATGGAAAACTGGCTTCTGTAGTTAATTCTGGGTGTCAACACGCTGCTCATGTATGCGGTATTGTAGTTCATGCAGGTGCTACTCGTGCGCCATCAAGTGGAGCTTCTAAAACTTTTATCGAGGGACATCCTGCAGCGAGAATCGGAGACAATATTAGCTGTGGCGACGCTATTGGAGAAGGTTCTCCAAACACTTTCATAGAATAACCTAAATAAAGAATATGGCAAGAAACACAAGAATTTTCTCTGATTTAGACTTTAATTTCACAGCTCACCCTGTGAACGGAGATGTATCACGTCGATATGACGAAAACGCTATAAAACAATCTATAAAGAATCTTCTTCTAACAAGAAACTTTGAAAGACCATTCCATAGCGAGATCGGATCTCCTATTAGATCTCTTTTATTTGAAAATCCTGGACCAATGTTTACTATGATGATGAAGAAATCTATTATAGACGTAATTAATAACTTTGAACCACGAGCACAAATTGTAGATGTTATTGTAGATGATTCTAGGGATAATAATTTGGTTTATGTGAGTATAGAATTTAAAATTATCAACACAGAAAGACCAGTAACTCTTGACTTTGCATTAGAGAGAACACGATAAATGGCAACAAATAATAAAAGATTAAATGTAGCTGAATTAGATTTCGACACGATCAAATCTAATCTTAAAACATATCTAAAAGCACAAGATCAATTTTCTGATTATGATTTTGAGGGATCTGCGCTTTCTGTTTTACTAGATGTTTTGGCATATAACACTCACTATAACAGCATTTATACAAACTTAGCTGTCAATGAAATGTTCTTGGATTCTGCTTCCAAGAGATCATCTGTTGTATCAATCGCTAAGATGCTTGGATATACTCCTAGATCTGCAAAGTGCGCAACTGCGATTGTTAATTTAACTATTACATCTCCAACTTCTTATCCCGATTCTGTCACACTTCCTGCGAATCAATCATTTTTGACTAGCATTGATAATGTAACATATACATTTTATAATATTGAAGATGTGACTATTAATCCGACAAATAGTGGATCATATATTTTCTCAAATTTAAAAATAATTGAGGGAACTCCATTACAATATAAATTTGTCGTCGCTGCTGGATCAAGATTTATTATTCCTAATACTAATGTTGATATTTCTACTATTAGCGTTAGAGTTCAAGAAAATGCATCAACAGATGTTTATCAAACGTATTCATTATCTGATAACATAACAACAGTAACCTCATCATCAAAAGTTTTTTATCTTAAAGAAATTGATGGTGGTTTATATGAAATTATTTTTGGAGATGACAATATCTCTAAAGGACTAACTGTAGGTAATGTTGTTACAGTAGATTATTTTATTTCTAGTTTAGAAGCACCGAACAATGCAAATGTGTTTTCATATAATGGCGTAACATTATTAGGAAGTAATTTAACAGTTACTACAGTATCAAAAGCAACTGGTGGTGCAGAAGCTGAAGATATTAGTAGTATTAAATTTAATGCACCAAGATTATATTCTGCACAAAATAGAGCAGTAACTCCAGATGATTATAAATCTATCATCTATAATCTTTTTCCACAAGCAAAGTCAGTAACAGTTTGGGGTGGTGAAGATAACAATCCACCAGTTTATGGTAAAACATATGTTTGCGTTAAACCAAAAGATGCAGATAGATTAACTAACGTAGAAAAAGATTCAATTAAAAATAATATTCTTGCATCTAGAAATATTGTTTCTATTTTCCCAGAAATTATTGATCCAGAATATTTTGATGTTCTAGTCACATCATATGTCTATTACAATCCAAGAGAAACAAATAAGACTCCTTCTCAACTAGAAAGCATTGTAAAACAGTCATTAATAGATTATAATGTTAATGAACTACAAAGATTTGACAGTATTCTTCGATTCTCTAAAATGACTAGGGTTATTGATGAATCTGATCCAGCAATTACCAATAATACAACAAGAATTTTAATTAGAAGAACATTTGAACCAATCTATAATATTTCTAGCGAATATAAACTTAACCTTATTAATCCTATATCTAAGGCAGGTAATAAAGAAGGTGATGTGTTCTCTTCAAGTGGATTCTTTATTCCAAATAGCACACAAATTCATTATCTTGATGACGACGAGAATGGCAATATAAGATTATATTATCTTAACACTAACTTTGATAAAGTTATTGTCAATTCTACTATTGGCACTATAGATTATGATTCTGGATTAGTTGTTGTTAGAAATCTGAACATAACTTCTTTAAACGGAGGAAC